GGCAAAACTAATTTATTTATATAATTAAAAAAGCACTCTTGAGGTATTTCCTCTTAAGTGCTTGTCTCCTGACTTTTGCTTGACGCAGTGCCTGTGGTTTAAGTTTTCGTTTGGGATCCTTTTTTGAATGATGGATCCAGTTTGGTACATTCATTGTTCAACCATCCTACTAAATCCTTTTACTTTCTCAAATCTTATCATACTCTCAAACTTTTCGTGCATTTCTGGTTTGTGGGATATGACAAAAATATTAGTGTCTTTAATGACGTAACGAATAATCTTCAAGAACTCGTCTGTTCCCATACCATCCAAAGAACTGTCAAAGACCTCATCCATTATAAGAAGATTAGTATTAACAGAGTTCTTCATTCGAGCAACCTCTCTCCATGTGAACAAGAGTGCTAGATCAATCCTCATCTTCTCCCCTTCACTAAAAGAAGCATAAGAAAAATCCTCATGGATTGGGGACTGAACGGTTTCGTTAAATTCTTCATCAAGTGTAAAGTTGATGTAGAAATCCATCTTTTGAAGATATCTATTAACCTGTTGATTTATCAACGGGAGATACTTCTTTATGATTTTCGTTTTAACTCCACCGTCTCTAAGTAAGCTATACATGAAATCATTATAGCTTATGGTGTCCTTCCTAGAAGATAGTTCTTCGTATGTAGTTTTTAATTTGTCCTTAAAGGTGGTTAACTTCTCATGCTCAGTATTTCTATCTGCAAGTTGTTCGGTAAGTTTTTGAATTTCCGATTCAAGATCTCTGATCTGTCGTTGACATCCAGAAATGCGAGTATTGTTTTTAGAAATGCCATGCGTTAATGTTGTGATCTCCTTTGATAGGGCAGTAAATTGATGCTCTCGCTCTTCTTCGTTTTTAATTGCTTCTTCTAGTTCTTTATAACCAGATTGCAACTCCTTAGCCTTAGTTTGAGCATCGGTAATTTTATTTATTCTGAAGTCCTCCTGAATGTCCTGTCTACAAGTAGGGCAAACAGTATGTTCTGTGAAAAACTTATGCTCTTTGGTAATGGTAGATACCTTCTGCGATATTTTTCCTTTAAGGTTTCCTAACTCACGTAACTTTTTTGTAGCTCCTGTTAACAATTCTTGCTTTTCAGTAAGTCCAAATACCTGATCTTCTGTATGTTCATTCTGATTTATCATAACACAAATCTCATCACCAATACTTCTCATTTTCTTTTTATTATCTTCCATTCTTCCTTTACCTTGCTGTTCTACCTCTTCAATAAAATTCTCTTGCATCTCTACCTTATCATTCAGAGATTCTTTCTTAAGTTCTAATGTTTTTATCTGCTCTCTAAGTTCTCTGATCTTATCTTTAATTAAATTATTCATAGATGAGAAAATCTTAATGTCTAAAAGATCCTCAATAACTTCTCTCCTATTAGATGCAGTCAATTGCATGAAAGGAACAAATGCACTTGAACCAAGAATAACAATCTGAGTGAAAGACTTATAGTTCATCTTAAGAACATTTTGTTCCAACCACTTCTGTTGATCATTAGCGGAAGCAGCTTGATCCATCAAACTACCATCCCTCCATATCTCAAACTTATTTGGTTTAATAGATCTTACTACTTTCCATTCAGTTGATCCTATAGAAAATTCAACCTCAACCATACAATCTTTTTCATTTACTGTATTAACTAACTGTCCTTTACTAATCTTACGAAATGGTTTATTAAACAAACTAAAGGTAAGAGCATCCAATACAGTACTTTTTCCAGCACCATTTGTTCCTACTATTAATGTAGTAGAATTCTTAGAATACTTAGCTTCACTATCAAGTGCTAAATTAATTTCTGTAAATTGGTTGCCAGTAGATAGAAAGTTCTTCCAGCGTATTTTTTCAAATGTAATCATGTTTAATTGTAGGAGGAACTACGATGTCATCAGGAGTAATAACTGCATAGTTATAATCATGAACCTCACAGGTCTTAATCATAACTTCATCTTCCACCTCAAGGACATGCATCTTTGGACTTCCACTATCTTCAAGCATCATAGCATACCTAATGGCATCATCTTCTTCTTCAAAAAGATAAAGGATATTTTCCCCTTGATCATCCTGTACTGAATAAGCACCTTCAGTTTCCTTTCCATGCACTGTTAAAATATACATTAAATTAATTCACATGCTTCTTGATAAATGTTTTGTACCATCTTTTGTACTTTAGATTTATCAAGTTTAATTTCTGCTTCTTCAATATACCTATTAAGAACTGAGATTGTATCCTCTGATTCAAATGCTTCAAAATCTGTTGCTTCTTGAATTTGAAAATTTTCTACAATTTTTAATTCTGCCACATTAGTTGCATATAGTTTATCAATAAACTTTTCAAACTGAGTAGTATTTGATTTTTGTTTAACAATAACTTTTACGATTTTATTTTCTAATTCCCGTGCATCAAACAACTGATAATCATTATCATTATAATAAACCAAATGATGAAGTCTATATGGATTATTAACTGGTGTATGTTCTAGTGTTTCTGTATCAAATAAATGAAATCCACGATTAATATCATTCACATCATTCCAGAACATCTCATAAGGATTTCCAAGATAATAAACATTCTCTTCATTTGAACGACAATGATAGTGTCCAGAAAATGTCTTTTTAAATTTCTTAAATATATCCCACTTCATTCCATGCTCCATCATATGACCTGGAGTTGCTCTAAATCCATTCAACTCAAGATGTCCCATACAAACAGGTGCTCTTGACTTATTAATCATAGCAACACTCATCTCTTCATTCTCCTTATTAATCCAAGGCACAAGAAGAATATTCAATCCACCCACTTCAATAGAAGTTGTTTCTGAATATATTTTTACATTATCATATTCTCTCAATAAAAGATCTACCGCATTTATATCATTTGTATTCTTATAGTATGCTGTATGATTACCAACAATGGTATGGACAGTAATGCCCATGTCTCTTAAACGATCATAATAATTATCCTTTGCCCATGTTAATGCAGCAAAATTAATACCTGTACGATTATCAAAGGTATCTCCCATATCAATAACCATAGTAATCCCTTCCTTCTCTAAAAAAGGAAAAAACACGTTATTATAAAACTTCAGGAAATAATCGTGAAAAAGTTTTGAATTCTTTCTTGCTCCGAAGTGCTGATCAGTTATGATGGCAACTTTCATTAATTACGCAATTTAGAATGCACGTTATCTTTGATTTGATTATAGTCTGAATAATTAGATCCGTCAATCTGATTATTATCATCAAACACTTCTTGATAACCAGACTTCTCTATGATCTTATTTTTAATTTCTAACTGACGTTTCTCTCTTTGTATCCTACGGAGAAATGCATAATGTATAATTTGCGTAAAGTAAGCAAAAGGATTCTTGGATTTCTCAGGATTAAAGTTATGTATGTATTGAACGCAATTTTCGATTCCATCAGAGATCATATCCTCCTTGAACATATAATTAACAAAGTTTGGTTTAAATGATAAGTGATTTGCAATCTTTAAAAAACACTCACCAATATATCTGGGTATAACAGGTTTAGGTTTATCTTGTAATCTTGCTATTTCTATATCTTCTTGATATTTAATTAATGCAGCAAGGAATTCTTTATTATTTACATAGTGTTCAGATCTCTTACGTTTTGCCATAGGTCGGATTATTGCCATAAGATTTATCACTACTATGTAGATAGTATAACATTTAAATGAGTACTTGACAAGTTTAAAAAATCAAGTAGAATACCTTTGTGGAGGTTAAAGAGATATATTAACTACTAGTATTTTCAGGACTATCTAATTTAAATATTTTTTCTAAAACTTCTTTAGCATCTTTTACATTGGAAATATATCCCATTCTCCTATTAAGTTTGTGTTGGTGATGTAATTCTCTTTGGGCATCTCTTAAAAAATGTTGATACATTACAATCATTTCCATATCAGATGATTCAGATAAAGTTATAACATTATTCATATCAATAAGAAACATATCATCTCTAGTTGTTTTTAACCAAGGTTCTACTTTATATCCTACTAGTCCATTTTTACTTTTAATTTCAATAACAGTAACAGGAGTATGAACTATTAACATAGTTCTATCTTCTTCTTCAGAAGCGGCAACCCGTGCGAAGACTTCTTCTCCAGATTTAAGTTTTATTGTTGCATAGAAGTCGTCTTCAATTCCCATCTTTTTTAAGTTGTACTGTGATTATTTCATAGTTAAAATTTTCTTCATTGTAAATTTTAATTCTTTCTATAAAATGATTGAGTGTGTAATTTTTTTTAGAGTTATGAGTGCAGTCATCTGATATATCATATAAAGTTGCTTTTACTTTGTTGTTACCTTTTCTAAGTACTCGTCCAATGCTTTGGAGATTACGGATCCTCGATTTGGACGGGCTGGCAAAAATAACGTTATGGAGATTTTTAATATTGATGCCAGTAGAAAATGTTCCATACGAGGCAACGATGATTGCATTATTCTCCCTCTCAGTGATTTCACGAATTAATTCTCTTTCTTCAGCATTCACTCCACCATGAACAAAAAATACTTTACGGTCAATTCGTTTGCTATTATTTATCTTTTCATACAGTACTGCACCATGTGCTTCCACTCTACTATAAAGAACAAGTGTATTGCCTTTCAAATCTAATGTTAAATTAGTTATGAATTTATTTCTTTGTTCATGTGAAATTAAATATTCGATTTCATCATTATATACTTCAAATTTTTGAGGAGGATGTTTAAGAACTAAACATTGAATATCTAATTTAGAAAGATGACCTTGCTTCATTAGTTCATCTGTTTTAGTCACTTTGTATGATGGACCAAACAAACCCTCTAGTACCCACTTATGAGTCTGTGTACCGTCTAATGTACCAGTAAAACCAAATCTATACTTGGCGTGATGAAGTTTTGTCATTATAGATACTAGGGACTTACTTTTAAATAAGTGAGCCTCATCACCGATAACAACGTTATAGTCTTCAAAAAAGGATCTCTCTAGTTTATAGACAGATTGCCATGTAGTTATAGTAACGGGGTGTTCGTTGGTTTTATCCTTTCCCGCGTATATACGGTGGCAGTATGAATCAGCATCCCAACCATAATCTTCAAAATCCTTATACATCTGCTCTACAAGAGATGTCGTTGGAACAACTAAGAGAATTTTTTGTCCTTTATCAACGTAATATCTTACAAGAGAATAAATCATCAAAGATTTACCTGAAGCAGTTGGTGATATCAATAGCTTTCTATTATGTCTTAACGCATCGTATACTCCCTCAACTTGGTATTTTCGTGGACTATGGGAGCAGATGGATTTCATATAATCCTTAACACCTTCATATGATATTCCCTCATTAATCTCAAAGGGAGCACCATAGTATTCATTATCTACAAATTTATATGTGTAATCATGTCTTTGACAAAAAGAAATAATTCTATCTAGTAATCCAATATAAATTCTCTTTGATCTCATATCAAAAAGATGTATCTCACCATTCCAATTTCTATTTCTATATTGAGGCATGAACTTTGCACCCTCTACTTCAAAAGTAAAGTGGTCTCTTAATTCATACTCAATATGAGGTTCTGAATCTACTTTTAAAAATACTTCGTTGGCCTTTGATATTACGACATTGGCCGTTGTGTCGATCACTTAACCCATGCATCTATGGGTATTTATTAAGTTATGTCAAGTCTCCTCTTCTCCATATCTTTTTTCATATAAAGTACCATCTAACCATTCATTTTTTGTTTTATTAAAATGACACTTAGCGCAAAGTAATTGGCATTTATCAACTTCTTCATACAAAACTTCAATAGGTGCTGTCATTTTAGAAGCAACTGTAAATGATTTTTTAAAAGGATCAATATGATCAAATTGAAGTAATCGAGTTGATCCGCATTCAACACACTTTCCACCAAGTCTTTCAATTAAGTGAAGACGACGATTTGATCTATACTCTCTTTGATCTTGTACCAACTTATCTTTATGTTTATCATATTGTAATTTTCTCAACTTACGCATGTGTTCTGGATTATCATCATAATATTTTTTCTGTCTTGCTTTTATTTTTTCTTTATTCTTTTCAACATATTTTTTTTGTTTGATTTTTAATTCTTCTTTATTAATCTCTCTATAAATTTTATTTTTTTCTTTTCTATTTTTTCTTTGCTCCTCAGTCATATTTGCTGTCCATTGTCTTCCCTTCTCTCTATAAAATTCAGGATTTTCCGAATATAGTTTTTGTCTTCTTTCTCTATATTTCCACCCATGTTTTTCTCTAGATTTTGCAGAAGTTTGTAGTTGCCTTTCTCTATAACCTGGTTCATTTGCCCAACGATCTCTATACTTTGCATTTAAATTATCCTTTACTTTAGGATAACGTATTCTACGAGTAGTATTTCTACAAGATTTACACTCACCACGATACCTATCACGATCTTTTTCGTAATTGTATTCTGTAAGTGGTTTTGATATACCACACTTATTACAAACTTTTGGATCTATATTGTCTATACGAGTGCGTCCTTTATTGATACACTTCTTGCAAGTGGTATGATAATACTGTTTAAGATTTCCATCAGCACGAAGTTGTTTTCCACCTTTTCCAAAATCACTTACGGGTTTTTCAACTCCACATTTTTTACATACTTTAGATTCACTCATTATCCTAACCCAGAATTAAATCTCATAAACTCAATTGCATTCTTAATCTGATAAGTCCTATTTTGTATTACCTTAAGAATACTTTCTAAGTATACCAACATTGTATCATAGTAGTCAATTTTTAAATTTGAATTGGAAAGTTTCTCATCTGCATCAAGATATTTGGTCATCGTATCTTTATCTCTTATCTTCTTCCCAAAAGGATTCTCTACGTATACTTCTGGGTCTGCTTTCCCACTAAAGTATTCGTATCGTTCATGACGAATATTTTTTCTTTGTTGTTCTGCTTTCTTTCTTAGAAGAAAGATAGTATTATATAATTCAAAATACTTCGCATGAAGAGAGGGGACATTCAATGATTCTTCGTGTAGATTATCTCGGTCTATCTTTGCATCTTTTTCCCACATCTCTTGAAGATCTTCAAGAGTTACAATCAT